AAGTTATCTCTGTTATCTATTTTAGTTTGTTGTTCTTTACCACCAACAGAATTACCCTCATAGATTTCCATTTTACCAGTGTTGGTATTTACCTTTGCTGGAAATGTCATACCATCAGGACCAAATCTGTTTTTAATTACATGGAATCTACCCGTGTTACCAATCTTATCTTCCACTTTTCTACTTAATGACATCACAAAATCTGCTGTCATAATCTTTTGATATGATTCAGATACTTTCTGTGCCTCAATCACATCTTCATCTAATGCTGAACGATTAGCTTGTGAAGCCGTCCAAACAGGTATTTGAAACTCACCTGCAAGTCCTCTTAAATCTTCATAAATATTACCAAGTGCATGTCTGACTTCTCTTGAATTACCTGTATCTTTCAATATATCAGCATAATCCACAACCACCATATCTACTTGAGTTCCTAATGTTGTGATTCTTTTCAAGTGAGCTGATAAGGTATTCACACTAGCAGACTTGGTTGGATAATATTTAATAACCAAATCACCTTTTAATTTATCCATTTCTGATTGAACATCTTCTTTGTGATATTTTAGATTTTGATTTGCAATACCTGTAAAGATTGAATCATATCTTAGTCCCACATAAGATTCATTTAACTCAAGTGAGTAATGAACTATGTGTTTTCCTCTCTTCATCGCATTTGCACCAATAGCCGCTAACACCCAAGTCTTACCAACACCAGCAGGTGCAACAATCACACCAAGTTCACCACCACCCAATCCACCTTGAGTCAAGTCATCAATCACTTCCCAACCAGTTTCAACTGTTGAACGAGCAGTTTCTGAGTATCTATCTTCAATGTGTTGAATGTATTCGTGTCCAATGTTTCTTTCTGTTCCTGCATTTAAAGCATCATCTACTAATCTTTTAATTTGTTCAAAGTCACCTTTGGATTCCATAATTTCAACCGATTGAACAATTGCACTTTTCAATGTTTGATTTTTGAAAAAGTCTAATGCTTTGTCTTCAATGAAATCTAAATCAGGTGATTCCAAATGTCTAAACACCTCTTTTAGATTTTCAATGATTGATAATTTCAATACATCATTTTCAACCTCTTGTGTTTTGACTTTAAATACATCAAGTGTAATACACTTTCTATATTCATCATAATATTTCTTACATTCTTTTACAACCCATTTTAGAGCGTCACTATCAAAATGTTTTTCATCCAATATATCGTGTATTTGTTCTAAAAAGGTTTGATTCTTCATTAATGCAGAAATGGATTTTATCTGAAATGTATGTCCGAAATCTGTTAATTTATCCATTCAATCCTCTAAATCTATCTAATCTTGTAAACTCCATAATCCAACTATCAAAGTTTTTTATATTAGATTGTAACTTATCCTTTATAAACATTGTTTGAAATCTATACTTAACCAATTGTGGAACTTTACCATTCACCGCTCCTTGTATCTTCATTTTTGTATGATTCGGTATATCCACTTTATTTAATTGCATTAGTAAATAATTTCGTTTAATAATATTACTACTTTTTTTTATATTTTCCAAGAGTTTTATTTTAGAATCTGTATTTTCTACAAAATTTAATAAATCCATAGCTGTGAAATCTTCATCTTCTGTTAATTGTGGAATATATTTTATTAAGGATTTCAAACCAGCTCCTAGTACTCCGTTGATATTATCTGATTTATCCCCATCCAAGATTCTATATGTTAACATATTTCTTGATGGTATTCCAAACTCTTCCAATACTGCTTGTTTATTATATAACTTCTTTTTCGTAGGACTCCATACTTTCACTCTATCATCTACTAATTGTAAGAAGTCTTTATCTGTTGACATCAATATACAATCACTTTCTGGTAGTAATTGTTGTGAGATGTAAGCCATTGTGTCGTCTGCTTCAATTCCATCAACTGACACAAGTGTTAATGGTAATTGTTCCAAGTATTCAATCAATCTACCCATTTGTTGTCTCATAGATTGTTGTTCATCGGCTGGAGCTGTTCCCCAATCCACATTACGATTCAATCTACGTTTAACTTTACGAGTTCCTTTATACTCTGGAAAAATCTTTCTTCTTCTTTTACTTCCACCTTTTCCGTCAAATACAATGATACATCTTGATGGTTTCAATATATCACAACTATATCTAACTGATTTCATAAAACCAACCATACCACCAATATGTAATCCATCTTCATTTAACGCAGGATTAACTGCGAATGACCTGATAAATGTATTCAGGCCATCCACAATCAATACTCTGTCGTTAAGATGATTTACAGCTTTGTGTGTATCATCTTTTGTTTGGTCTAAAAAAGATAAATATTTTTCATTTAAATCTTTTTTAGAGTTCATCCACTACCTCATCGGTTTCTTCCACATCATCAATACCAAGTTCTTGTGAATCATATTTTAGAATACAAGCTTCACAGATTCTTGAATAACAATACTCTCTGAGTTCATCATTAGTATTCATTAATTCTTCGAAATCTTTTGATTGAAATTTGTGTTCTTTAATTAATTCACCAGTTTCAGTATCAATCTGTGGTAATGTATACCAAGAACCACCAACTTTACAGATTTTGTGTTCTTTCATTACAGTTAACCAACTATCAAAATCAGCGATACCTTTATCAAAATACAATGGAAACTCTGCAGTTCTCATTGGTGGACCAAGACGATTCTTAATCACCTGTCCTTTGATTTTAATACCGATGGTGTTCTTACTACCATCTTTGATTTGTCCAGCGTTTTTGAACCTAACACGAGTCGATGAATGAAACGGTAGAGCTTTACCACCTGATGTAGTCCAGGGGTCTCCAAACATTACACCTAACTTTTGTCTTAACTGATTAGTGAAAACAAGTGCGACTTTTTGTCTAGCAATCATTTGAGTTATTTTTCTCATAGCTTTTGATATGATGATTGCTTTGGCCGTAGCCCAACCATCTTTATCAAAGTCAGCGTCCATTTCTACTTTCGTAGAAGCAGCTGCTAATGAGTCAACTAAAATAGTTACTAACTTGTCCTTATTTGATTCTCTGATTTTAGTAACAATCGTTTCAATAGTATCAAATATTTCTTCAACAGTTTCCAAGTGAACATATAACATTTTCTTAGTATCCACACCAATAGCTCTCAAAAATTCTTGAGATACTGCTGATTCGGTATCTATGTAAACTGCTATACCATCTTTTCTTTGTGTTGAAGCCAATAAATGAGAACCTATCAAAGACTTACCACTACCTTCCAAACCATTCAATTCTGTTATTTTACCTACACCAATACCTCCATTAGGTCTATTGGAAATAGCTAAATCTAACATTGTTGAACCTGTTGAAATGAAATCCGTCACATCAGTTGGATTACTATCTTCTTCTAAGAAGTATGCAACTTGTTGATGTTTGAATTGTTTATTCAGTTCATCGGCAATTATCCCAGCCAATTCGTCTTTTTCTGACATATCGTTCTCCTAATGAATTGATTAATTATTAAATAAGTTATCAAATGCGTCTGAAACATCTGCTGTAGATTTAGTAGCTGTTTGTTCAGCAACTTTCTCAGTAGTGTTTGTTGGAGCACTTTCTTCAGAATCATCAGATGGGTTTAGAAAGTTTTGTAAAACTTCTTTCAACTCATCATAAGTTGGTTCATTATAAAGTTCTGTTAAATCAGACTGATTTTCAAAGATACCTTTTAACATGTCAGCATCTTCTGTGATAGCAGTTTGATTAGGTTTAACTCTTACAGTAGTTTTACCATATTGGTTACCAGCTTCAGCAGGTGTTTGTCTATCGATACCAATATCTCTACCATTAGTAGCATCTGTGATGTCACCATAATCAGGGTCAGCAATTACACTAAGTAATTCTTGATATACAGTTTTACCGAATCCCCAAAATTTAACACCTTCAGATTCTTTACCACGAACTACAACTGGTGCAAAAGTTCTCATTTTAGGTTCAAGTCTTTTACCTTGAATCCATTCGTCTTTATTACCTGTTGATTTTAGTTTGTCAGCAAATTCAGCTACTGGGTCTGGTCTTCCAAATGAAAGAGGTGAAAGGTAAGTTTTATTATTACCTAAGTTATAATGAAAGAATAACTCAATGAATGGGTTATCTTTATTATGTTTGTAAGGGACAATACGAACAACTTGTTGACCTGGTTCAGGCTTCCAAAAGTTATCTTTGGTGTTTGAAGTTGATTGTAATGTTGCGAGTTTGGATTTTATAGCGTTTATATCCATTTTGTTTCTCCTATGTGTTTTATCGTTTATCGTTTATTAGTTATGGTTAATTTAACCATAAAACCTATTTAATTCTATCTCTACAATATATATCAAAAAAGCAATATAAGTCAAGCTTTTTTTTCATTTTTTTCAAATTTTTTCCATTTTTTTATTGGACACTCTGCTGTGGCGTAATGTGTCTTTACATTCATAAAACAACCACACTCTGTACATCGTCCATCTTTTTTATCCGTTTCAGGATTGACTTCATCATATAATAAATGAGGGCATTGTTTACAGATTTCCCATCTTTGTTCTGCCACCTCTTGGGGAACAATTACATGTTTTCCCCTCATAAAGGCTTTTAAACTTCTCCAGTGAGTTACAGCCAAGTCTCGAACCATTTGAGATGTTGGTGGAAGTTTCTTTTCTTTCTTTAACATTTCCTCTGATTTTTTGATATTTTTTAACTCTTGTTCCGTAGCCTCTCTATCTATTGTTGGTTTTGGTTTAAATTTAAAACTCATTTTACCCCAAGATGATTCATCAACTTATCCATTTTTTGCTCTAAGGTGTTTAATCTACCAATCAATGAATTTTGTTGGTTTTTTCTAGCTTCCCATTGTTGTTTTAATCTAGTCATTACATCCTCAACAGATTGAAGATTTGGTATATGATTATTTTCATCTTTCCACTTTGTATATGTTTGTTTCCATTCTTCTACAAGTTTTTCATCATCCCAATTTTGAGGTAATTGTGGTGGTGGTGATTTTGGTTTTGGTGGTTCTGAAATTTTTTCACCATCTGCCCACTTTTTAATTGTCTCTTCATCTCTTAAACCACAAATATTATTTCCTGTTTCTGAATTAACTAAAAGTGGTGTGCCACATTTTATTTTAAATTTTTCTTCTATTTCTTTTTTAAATAATTCATTGGCTTTGTGTGTAGTGTCTAATTTGACAATATCATAACCATTGGAATTTAATTTATCTACAATTGGTTCTACTTTATTACAATAAACACAACCAACCGAGAAAAAATAATATAAATTGGATTTTTCTTCTTTCATAACCTATTTCCTTACTTTAAACTTTTTCTATTTTAAATATTCTTGTATTGATTTTATTCAATCCTTCCGAATTTGTTACCATTAACATATTCTTAAAGTTTTCCCACGGCACCATAAATTTTGCATCCATAACACCATTGTTTAAATTTTTGATACATTCATTCAATGCATTGATGGTGTACAATGTATTGGAATGTTTTTTTCTATGTAAGGAAATCGTTCCCTCTACTTTATTGTAATCAATTCCATCTTGTGTATCCACATTATAAGTACAGATTAATTCATTTACATTGTTTTCATTTTGTAATACATATACTTTATTGAATATAATTGTATATGCATCTGTGATTTTCTTAATCGTATCATCAAGACTATCTTTTGTTGTGAATGTCGCTAGTAATTGTGATTTCATTATTGTGCCTTATAATGTGCTGATGACCAATCTGATTCTGATTTACCATATTTTAGTAAACCCACCATCACTTCTTGTTTATCTTTTGCACTCAAGTTAGATATAATAGAACCTAAAATTACTGTTTGAAATCTAGCATTTATATTAGCTTTCATAGAATTTTCTTTGATGTTTTTCTTTTTAGCATAATCATTTAATATCCTCATAAAGTCATCAGAACTTTTGAATGCAGCGTTCCAATCTCCATGTGTTTTAGCATAAGTAGCTTGTTTAATTTTTCCGTATGCTGTTTTAACTTTATTAAATCTACTTAATCCTTTTTTATTCCATTTAAAAGTTTTAGTTTTTTTATCGTAGTCAACACTAACACCTTGAACTGCTTTAATTTTACTTAAAGTACCAGATTTAAAATCATCAATAACCGCCATAGCTACTTTACCTTGAACAGCCTGAGCACCTTTTGCAATTCCCTCACCTCTAATTGTCTCTGTGGCTTTAGCTTGGAATATTCTAAAGTTTAATCCTAAACCATCTAAATTAGTTCCACTGTAATCAAAAGTAACTCCTTGTGAAAACAATCCACCATATTTAACACCTAATTTTTTTAGTATGTATTCTTTTCTTTTATAGTCATTAACCAAACCAACAGAGCCTTTTCCTTTTTTCAATGATACTCCAATGAATCCAGTACCTTTGTGAAGTGAATCAATTAAATAATTATTTAATTCAGCTAGTGTTTTAAATGTTGGTACTGATTGATATTCTAACCAAACATCTGCTGGATTCCATTTATCTAAATCTAATTTTCTACCATATTCTTGTTCATAAAGTTTTTTAGCTTGTTGATTTACACTTAAAGAAGAACCATCTTTGACATATTTTTTTGGTTGATTATTAGCACCCACTATTGATATAAATTTTTCACATTGTGAAACATGTGATTGATACCAATCATCATTGTTTTCTATATAAGCTGCTAACCCAAGAGCATCTTTTTCATTCACACCATCAACTTTTCCATATATTTGTGAGTTAGATATAATACCTGAAATAAAAGCCTCTTTATCAGATGGGTCTAAACCATACTGCATTCCACTTAACACTAACAACCACGATAACTCTTGGTCTCTTGTTTGATTTGCACCTCTACCACCAGTTACTGTTAGTTTAGCTAAGTGAATTTCATAATCGTGTCCATCGTGTTTCCATTGAAATAATGTATCTCTACCACTGGTATTATTACCTTCACCGGGTGAAAATTCTTTTATATCAGTCACACCTTTAAATTGACTTTTTAAAGCTTTAACAAAATCTTTTGGTTCTAAATCACCATATATTTTTGTTTTAACAGTTCCTTGTTGTTCTAAATCTTTGTGTTTTTTCAAAACATCTAAAACACCTTGTTTACTTAATTTTTCAGTTTGTTCATTTATTAAATTATTAATAACTTGATAAATCACGTTATTTGGTAAATTCAAATCTTCCATTGATTCACGAAGTTGTTGAATGTGGTTTACATTTTTTGGATTAGGCATTCCATCGTGAACACGATATGCCCATTCTACTAATATATCTTCAATGATTTCTGAAATATGTGTCATTTATAACCTTTCCGTAATGTCTTGCATTTCACCATAGTTTAAACCCATTTTTGATTTGGTGTAAAAATAGGATTCTGTATCACCTGGTACATCGGTTTTAACTTCTAATATTCTTTTGATTTCTTTCAAAGTTTCAACTCCATCTTGTTTTGAAAAATCGAAT